AGCATTGATTTTATTAAGTTTTTTGAGGATCTTTGGAGTCAGATTCTGATAGCTTGCAGAAATCTGCCGTAACATTTACTGCAAAGCCATATTGCGCAAGCATTTTATTGGCCTTGCGACTTGCCGCATTCATAATTTTGGCGACCTCAGAGCCTAGTTCCTCGGCTGTTTTAAGCCGCTGAGATACTGGCATAGAGTTCAAATCTACTATTTTTTTAGGTTTTTTTGACATTATAATTGCCCCATTATCTGCATAGATATTAGAAGATCTTTTAGAAGTACGTTATCTGTATTTCTAGCAATTACACCTATTCTAACAACAAAATCGCCTGCTGTAAACCCAGCAACGCCAATTGATGGCTTAATATTTGTTAATGCGCCCGTTTTAGATATATATACTGCATCTCCGACTGCAAAAGAGGTAGTAATGTCGTATACTGTTCCGGACCCAACAACTTCGCCAATAGCAGAAGGTGCGACATCAGACTTTACTATACCGGCTATAGAATCTACGTGAGACTCATCCGACACGTCAATAGTAAGCATTCCAGTTGGCGTCAGGCGAACAGGAGTACCTTTTAATATGGTAAGGCCGCTATTATTTTGCGATGCACGGGCGGCAGCTCGTGCCAGAGGAGGAGTGCCCTTTGCTAGAGGATTATAGCTCACAGGTAGCTCCTATTAGATAATCCACCACTCTGTGCCATCGCATACAATAGTAAATGCTTCGTATTGCACTGTAGTGGTCAGAGTTAGTGCGTCGTCGATAGTTTCTGATCCGTTTCCGTCAATGACAACGGTATTTGAAGAAGAGTCGATCTTCTTAATCTGATAAACTTTACCAGAATTGCCAGATGCCGGAGGCAGAGTCACGGTCACGGTTCCGCCAGTGGCGTTTACAAGAATGACGTCATCAGTCACAAGAGCGGTGTAGTTTGTGCTGACTTGCGTTACTGTTAAATTGCCTCCAACTCCAGAAAGGAATGTGGACCTAAGCTGTCTTCTGTACGCTGCGGCACTAACGTCATATATCAAAATGTAATCAGCATTGTCAGCAGTTGGAGAAGTTGGGAGTGTAACAAAGTTATCGTCCGGAGCGGATGATCCGCCAGAGCCAGGACCACCATTGGCGTCTAGCCTGAAAGTTATGCGATCGCCAACTACTAGATTTTGTTGAATCTGGATTGTGTCGCTGTCTGTATTAGGAGGACCTACTTCTATCCAGTCAACTCCTAGTTGTAGATATTGCCCATTTAGATATACTTCAATCGCTCCCTTGCCTACAACATAATACTGCTGTGGAGTACCGATTAGTCTAGAGTTTACTGGGATTTGTATATTTGATCCTGATGTGATGGGCCCCAGAATTTCTCCTGGTCCAGGTGAGGAGGCCACAAGCAAATAAGACTCGTCATAAGATGGTTGATCTAGCGTAGTGAGTACGGAATTCAAGTTTCCAATAATCTTAGATATTGCGTCAACCAAGCTATCTGATGTCGTGATGGAGTAAGTCGCTAATGAGTTAGGGAACAGCCAGTATTGCGGCTGAGTGTCGGTTTCGCTTCTTGCTCCAATAAACTTCAACATATTAACAATCTGATTGTCGTCGATCTGCCTGTCTTCGCCCTGATCTACTTCTCCTAGGCTGCGCAGGTAAATCTTCGCGGGCATAGAGGCGGTCCCACTATCTGGAGTGGACACAATATTGGGTCCTGATAGTATGAACGTAAACGTAGTGGCACTAGGAACTGTCTCGATCTCAAAGGTGCCGTTTAGGATAGTTGTTGTCAGTCCAGACAAGCTGATCGTCTGGCCTACAGAAAAACTGTGTGGGGCAGAAGTTGTGATTGTAACTAGATCGGAGGTTCTTTGAATATTAGTTACGGTAGCCGAGGCAAGTGCGTTGTCATCGCGCTTTGCTATCCAATAAACGTCTGCGTTAGAAGGCACGCTCTGTGGAGCGGCCTTTGCAATTGTACCTTCGCCAGGGCCCGGAGTCAAGGAATAGACGCCTACACACTTCGACGCCTTAGCGGATGCGGAAGTTGTAGGATATGCGGTTGAAAGAGTAATGGTTGTTCCAGATACTGTGGCTACTCTGCGCCATGCAGAATCACTATGGGTCTCGGATTTAATCCAGTCTCCAGTCTGAATACCAGTAATTGTAAGAGCAGCAGTTACAGTGGTTGAGCCTGAAGTAAAAGTAAATGTATTGGCCGGTTGAAAATCTAAATTCCTTTGAAGGTTTAGGTAAAGTACTTCTCCATTGGCTAGAGTCGTAGAGCCCTGCTTGATGGTATAGGCTCGCGGGCCAACTATTGATCTAATGTATAGATCGGTAGTCCAATCTAAAAGACCTGGTGTTGTGGCACTGTGTTTAAATATTCCCGATCCAGTTAATAGAGATCCTAGCGCATCGTTCCAGGTGTCTGTAAGGTTGACTCCGGTCAGGGAGCTTGAGCCGTTTGAATACCAGAAGGAAGATCCGGTAATCCTCTTAATCTGGCTCATGACAAAATCCATCCAGTCCTTGAAGGTATCAAGTTCCCAGTCGCCACCAGCAAATGGATCTGGGTCGGACGGTGATGTAGCCGTTAGATTATTTTCAGTGGCAGGTGTGACATTCAATTCATTAGATGGGGAAGGACTTGCTCCGCCCGATCCAAGCCTAAAAAGTCCGCGTTTAGCGTTTTTAATGCTCGTTACGTTATTAGATAAATTAGTCTGAATAACGGCAATTGGAGCCGTGTCGCCGAAGTCTGTGGTAGATATTACAAATTCATAATTAAGTACCAAGCCACGGGGAACAGTTTTAGTGAACTCCACCTGTGCGTCAACATCCCAGAAGCTGACTAGGTCAGATGTATTGGGATCAGAAGCTCTCTTGAATCGAACGCCCAAATAATTCGCTTGGTTTGGCGCAAACGCTCCAACAACCTTGGAATTGCTAGTAGACAGAGTCTCGTTGGCAGTGCCTGGATCTACTCTCAGAAAGGAGCCGTCTTTATTTGCTGGCACCCACACAACCGCCGAATCTACGACTACTTGAAGGGCAGTAGCTGGGCCGTTGATTCCGGTCACTGGGATATTGAAGCCCCTAAGAATATAAGGCTCATTGTTTACAAAGCCCCTTACGAGCATTTGGAAGTCGTAGATAATAGACGAGTCCAATGCCTTAAGATCGGGCTGGTCCACGCGCTGCTGCTGCAGCCAATTTCTTGACTCTTTTAACGACATCTAATCACCATTTTTGGGGATTTTAGGAGGGCATTCCGGGAATAATACCGAATATTAAGTTTTTGACTTAAACTCTTGATATCATTCATGTTTATGACCCATCCCCAACCTCATTTGATATGAAAATTCCTCTAAAATTAGCCGAGAACGTAATTATGCCTCTGGCTTGGACGGTCCAGCTATCATTTTCAAATAGAACTTTCTGAATAGTATACATAACTTTATTGCTGAGTCTATCCACTACTTCTATTACTGCATACTTCTGATAAAAAAATGATTGTATAGTAGATATATCCATGATGCCAGGGCCATCAAGTCCGCCCTGGTCCCTTACTCTAAGGCCTCCGAGGCTTCCTGATACACTGTAAGTGGTCGGGGCAAGTTCCCTTGCAAACGGATTATCTATCTCATGAATAACTTTTATATTTTGGCTTCTTGCGAATGACAGTGCGGTAGCGAATCCTACCACAGATCCGTTTATTCTAAGTATTACGCCAGCTCCTGGCTGTAGCTGTTGCTGTGCCATTATTCTGGATCTCCTGCGTATACGTATCCTGAAATATCGTGCAGACCAGGATTACTTGGATACGTGACGATAACAGACAAGAAAATGCCTGATGCTACAAGCTTCTCTATTAATTTCTGTGCCTCAATCCTTCCGGCAATAGTTCCGGTTAAATAAGCTCCATAGTCTGTGCCGTCCTGCTTAGGCTTGTACGCTTTTATATTAGTAAGTAGGGCTATGTCTTCTCCAGGCACGTGAGACTTTTTAAATTTATAAGACGGGTCTATAAGCAGGCTGTTGCTTGATGGTCTGCCGTAGTAGCGTATTGGCCCCTCTTCTGAACTAGTCCCGAATCCAATAATTAAAAACCCCTCTTTGTCAGGGAATTTTGAAGTGTCGGCGCCTACCATTACAGTTTTAAGCTCGCCAGCACCGATAGTTTCTTGAAGCGTAGTGGAAGTTTTAGCAATGGGGAGCCCGCTTGTTGGATTAAACAGGTATGACCCCAAATACTGGCTATTAGTATTTGTTTCGTGAATGTGCCAGCTTCCGATAAGTTCCCGCTTCACAATTTTAGTTGTTGCCGGCAGAAACACCACGATTTCATATGGATTAACTTCGTATACAGTAGCATATCTGTTGAGCTTTAGTAGATCGGTTCTCTGCGGCTTATAAAAGACAACATCGTTTGAAAAATCTTGTGTGTATGTAAACGTATTAGCTGTCGTGCCAGTAATAGTAAATTGGCCGTTGAAGCTTGAGTCCTCGACACCAAAAATATTAACAACCTGTCCGGTAGTGTACCCATGATTAGCAGTAGTGGTAATGGTGGATGTACCCGAAGAGCGGACAGCTCCTGACGATGGAGCAGCTATCGTCGCCTCATGAAGTACAGTGCCACCTCCAGATGACGCATTGGGACCTGCCTGTGCATATGTAAAAGTGGTTGGTCCTGCAGTAGCCACAGTGAAAGTTCCGTTAAACGAGGCATTGGCCACATCTACTATTCTGATTTTTTGACCAACGCTAAGGCCATGGGCTACAGTAGTTGTAATTGTTACAATATTTGACGCCCGAACTGCCCCGGTAGGTGCATCGGCCATGGTTATTGAGCGCCTTACTGTGCCTAACCCTGAATTTGCACTGGCGCCAGATAAAGTTACTGGAGCCTGCGGCTTAAAGAGCGGATTTATTATCTCAAAAAAAGCTGCACCGACTGAGCCGCCCTGAACATTTTCAATGGTAAAATATCCACGGTTTGCGTCAAGATACGCAGATCCGTATATATTGACATAATCGCCAACATCGACAAAATTAAGTCCCGGATCTGGCCCCGAAGTCCAGGTAAATCTTACATACGGCCCATTGAAACTAGTTGTAAATTGAGTATTGATTTTAGGCGAAGCCTGCTTATCGGCGGGGAATCTTAGAGAATTCTGGGCCTCGCCGCCTATTACAGTAATGGAGGATTTTGGGCCTTTTGTTCCAGACAATAGCTGAACATATTTTTCGCCGGTATCGTTGTCTAGAGCGACCGAAGCGGTGAGCGTATATCCCTGATTAAATGCTGCATTAGATATTGCATTGGCGACTTCTTCAGCAGTGGCAAGACCTATATTAGAGAAATCTGATTCTTTAAAAGTAACAGTAAGTGGCCTATCGTTAGTATCTACTTTAATAACTAAAGTCATGCCATCATCGAGAATGTACTTTTCAGGTTTTCCAGAAAGGACATTCGCTCTGGTGGCATCTTCGCCATAGAAAATTTCAAGTACATCTAGGAAGATATTATTAACAAGCTTGGAATTCGTCTGCTTAATGGCAATTTCTCTAAGCAGTGCGTCGTCAATGCCGACTCCAGGGGGCCGAGTAATGCCTATGCCAGCCAGTAGCTTATCTAGAAAAACTCCTGAGGCAGTCGCCAGAAATAGCTGCTCTTTAACTGCAATAATATTATTGCGATTAATATCGTCCCCAACAGCAATCGCCTCAAGCAGGCCGTTTGTGTACAGCCCCTTGATTCTGCTATTTAGAAACTTTCTTAAATCTTTAAAAGAGCCCTGATCTGACATATTATGTTGACAATGATACTGTAATATTATTGATATTAGTAACCACTGCCTTCTCGTCCTCGTTAATGACTATTTGAAGGTTAGTCTGGTCGTAAACAGGTGCTGAGATCGCCATTGCCTGGACCCCGTTAAGTTCCTGTACGACAGAGATTACTCTAGAGAAAATAACTGCTTCCCCGGTACCCAGGCTGTTAATATAGGCAGCTACCGCAGACTGAACTCTTGATTTAATTGTAGAGAAGGGGATGCCTGACAGGTTCTTTACTACGATGGACATAGTAATTTCGCGTGGAAGCGGTGATGTGATCTCGATGTAAGATCCTGCTGCCGCAACGCCTGGGAACCCAACTGGGTCTTCTGCTTGGCCGCGAATCTTCTTCCCTACTGCGCTGATTAGTCCTCCGTAATATTTGTAGGAATCTTCGCCAGTTTGAACTGTAGTTTTGAACGCAAGCTTGCTTATGGCAGATACGGAGCCTCCTACTGAAGGCGCGACCTTGTTTGCGACTCTGTCAGTGTCCAGAATCAGTGTTACAGCATTTGCATCCGTAGGATCTTGTGCCATATTAATAATCTTGCGAACGCTTTTAAATGTAGATTTCTCTGACACAGTAACATTATTAAAATTAGTTCCTAGTGCCACAGGACCTGCGACTGCAGGGAAATTCACAGTTACGTCGAACTGCGTTGCAGTCGGGAATGGGGTGTCTTTAACCGTATAAGTGCCAATATTTAGGGCGCCCAGAACATCGGAGGCGATAATAAATTTATCGCCAGGCATCACGGAATCATAGCTATAAAGTGCGATATTGGAGTTTGCCGATAGAACCACTTCCTCTTCTATAGCGGAAGCATTCTCTATATACAGACTATTTGATCCGAATACTCTTAGTACCTGGAATATGCCCTGATTAGCTACACTGAAAGCGCCTGTAATCCTTAACCAATCGCCCTCTTGAACCCCTCCACCGGTAAAGTTAGGAGCCGTGCCAGTTCCTGTGTGCGACAGGCAAACATATTGGCCCTGTTTTGAGATTTTAATCTGAGTCGTGTTGTTGCCAGAATGTGTCCTTGCAGTTTGGAATGTTCCGCTAACTGATCTTGTGACGCGACCAAACGCACCTGGGTTAGAAAGCTGAATCTGAGTAGTTCCATCGAAATCCAGATCTTTTGCCTGTACCGCTGTATTTGATAATTCAATATACTGACCAGTCTGGAAGCCCGACTGGTTAGCCTTAGCAATGTTGATCTTCGCAAAAGGAATCGCGACAGTTCCGCCACCAGAGAAGATTGAGGTGATCGAGCCAGACCCAGTAGAAACTGAAGTGACGGTGCCGCCGCCAGAAGTAGCGTTGGGGCCTGCATTGGAGTAGTCAAAGGTAGTAGCAGTAGCGGCAGTTACGGTAAACGTGCCGTTGAAGCTTGTGTCAGCCACGCCAGAGACTACTACTTGATCTCCCACAACAATATTATGTGCCGCAGTAGTTGTGATCGTAGCCACACCGGATGACCTGGACGCACCAATTGGTGACGCAGATATAACTGGATTTCCAATTGATGTATTTACTGTAAACTGAGTTGAAGTCGGAGTTGAAACAACTAAATAGTTTCCGTTAAAGCTGCTGTTAGCGATACTTCCGACAGTAACTCTATCTCCAACTATTAATTTATGTGGCGTTGTTGTATTAAACGTAATGACACCGGCAGACCTCGTAGCTCCAGATGGAGAAGCTGCAATGGAAGCGTATGTATACGTTTCGGAGTACTGGAAGGTCTTAGCTGTAATGGAGGTTATGACAAATCTTCCGTCAAAATTTGAATTCTCGCATCCGCTAATAATGACAGTGTCGCCTACAGCAAGGTCATGCCTGTCTGTGCATGTTACAGTTACGGTTGATCCGGTCCTGCTTATGCCGTTGGGCTGATCTTCAATATTGGCTTGACCCGTAGCCGATCCAGCAGTGGTAACCGCACCTGAGGCTTCGTTAGCGGCTCCGCCAGATACCTGTACTGCACCAGAGGTACCGAATAGGTTACTGTATATCTGGATTTTGCCTGCATCAGTAGAGGCGTTGATGTTAGCCAAAGACGAAAGCCCAGTAACGGCAAACTTATTAAGGAAGCGCACGATTGCGCCGGAGCGCACTGGGATTAAATAAAAATATTCGCCAACTAATGTATAATCTGGATCTGACTCTGGAAGTGCGAGGTTTTCTTTCAAAGTGAAGCTGTTAACTGGTACTGATGTGGTGCCGATATTAGAAGTTAATACCCAGTTTTCGCCGTCATCAAGCTGGTAGAAAGAGTTCGCCCCGCTAGTGTCGTCCCAAGTAGATGTCTCAACAACTCCGGCGCCCGACTGAAGCTGCTGCACGCTAATATAATCAGCGAGATTATTATTGACATAAGTTCCTATTAAATTCGCAGTATTAGCTGCGGCAACAAGAGGATAGAATCTTAGCTCTGATGCAGAATTTAGTTGAATATTATTTTCTAATACTCCATCAAAATTCGAGATTTCAAACCAGTTGGCCGTAACAGCAGTAACTTTATAGAGTCCCGTGTTGTCTTGGTTGAAGTCAGAGGAGACAGAAATATTAACGATATCTCCAACTAAGATGCCAGCACCCGTAAAGTTAGGGGCTGTGCCAGTGCCATTCCAAGTATAACGATAGGTATTGGCTATTGGATTTGTTACGTCAAACTGAGTAGTATTGTCCCAGGCTCCTCCCAGCCGTTCTGCGCCTGAGGACAGGAAGACTTTGATGTCCGTATGTTTTTTAACTTGAACAGTGTGGGTCAGAGCGGCAGATGGGGATGCTGGGTAGTCGATACCAAATCGGATCTTTTCTCCGATGGGGCCGTACTTAGCGGCCCGGATGAGCATTTTATTGTTAGGGCCCGTCGGGTCCACAATCTGTCGTGCACGCAAATGTACCTTAAAATCATTAAAGTCAAAGTTGTCGCCGAACTGATCTGGGAAGTTGGCGGTCGGACCTGCATCTGCATCGTAGGCATTAAACTGATTCGCAGAGACCGCAACGGAGACTTGGCCCTTGCGACCCATTGGGATATTAAACGCCTTATTGACGCCGTCCCTATCTATAATAGCAACAAGGCTATCTAGTGCCGCAAAATTAAAGGGCTCTGCTACAAAATATCTATCGCCCGCCAGAAGTTCCTTAAGGCGACTTTCTGCCCTAAGAGTTACGTTAGTGCCTGAGATATT